GTACTAAATCAGAACTCTTATATACTATACGGGTTTCAACCTTTAATAATGACTGTTTTAAAAATTGTTCTATAATAAAGGCTTGAGCTTGAATATTAGGTTCTTCTATACATTCCCAAAGCCTTGTTCCAAAATCCTCCTGTCTAATACGAAAACCTAGTTCATACTGTATAAGAGAATTTAAGTTATGTATTATAAGATCTTGAGTACCGCTTACTGGGTATACTCCAGTTTCCCCACTAGAATTTTCGGTTACTACAAAGGGAAATAATACTCCAGTTCCTATTATTTTTTCTAGAATATTTGCCATTAGTGTAAGAAAGTTGTATCTTCGTAATCATCTTTATTAAACCTACTAAAAGCTTGAGTATGTTGAACAATTGGTGGTGATGATATATTACCTTGAGAAGAACAAGTATGAGTATGTGAATTAATCATACCTCTTAATCTCTCTAACTCTTGTTGAAGGTTATTTAGCTTGTCGGTTAATTGGTCTATGTTTATAACCCCTCCATTACTACCATCATGCACAAATAATCCCTCATCAGGGTCTAAGAATATACTACCTTTAGATTTAAGTTGTATATCTCCATCAATACTTTGTACAATAACTGAACCATGTACTGATACTATCAATTCACCATCATCCTCATCAAGAAATACCTTATTACCATTAGGTGTAATGAAACCAAGAGTATTAGGTTTAGCTAATTCTTGAGGTATCTCTAGTACTCCCCAACCTAGATATTCCCATAGTGGTTTAGATGGGTTACCACATTCAAATGATACCCATACTAAATCTTTTATCTTAGGAGTTAAATATTTGAAGCCACTATCTACAGAACCATGTTGACCAATAGGTTCTGCCCAAAGTATAATACCACCATCTATATCTGGTATAGCTACTTTCAAACGATTCATACTTAACGGATCATCATTATCAACAACTATACCTCGATACCTTGAATAATATCTACCTAGAGCTTCAATACCTTGATTAACTATAACATCTTCTATCATTTTTTATGGTATCTAGCATAATCAGCCTGTTTTTTCTTAATATCTTGATAATATTTTTTAGAATACTTGGTTTTAATATCTTGATAATTACCATCATGAGCAGCCGGTGTTTGAGTCCAGGTTACTTTATTAACATTACCCTCTGAATCCATAGTTACATGTTTATGGTACACTCCTTTCCCTTCTGCCTGCGATAAATTACCAGCTTTCCATGCTTTATATCTATGCCAAGTAATCTCAGTAGCTATATCGGTTTGTTTAGATATGTTACCCTTAAATTGTTCAAAATATTCTAACTCTTCTTGAGTAGGTATAACTCTAAATTCTGTATTGTCAGTAGGAGTACGATTTGGAGTAGGAGAAGTATTACCTTCACTATTACCTTTACTCTTACCTACATCTATACTAACAGTATCAGTAATGGCAGCTGTTTTATAACTACCTCTAGTTAAAGTCAATGAACATGTATAACCATCGCTTGAAAGCCGATGTATACAGGTTTTTATGATATAATCACCAGACCGAGAACCAACATTTTCTATGTGTATTTTAGTACCAGAAGTTAATGAAGGTCTACCAACAACCCTCATTTCTATCTCTAACCTAGCTTCGGTTATTTTTCTAGTAGTATTAGACATAGCATGATTAAGTAGGTATTTCTGATATTGACCTTCTGGGCTATTCAATTTCCTACTTACGTAATCTGACATTATCCGATAACCACTAACTGTATAGTCACCTCTCTTCATAACGGCTCTAGTAACTTTTACATCAGTATACCTACCATATTTAACTGAATATCTAGGTGGAGCTACTAAAACATATTTCCTCTTTTTTAAGAAAGTCTCAAGTGAAAAAGCAAAATCACCATTATTTATACTACTAGCACTACCGTCATGATATACATATGAAGCAGACATGGGTTGATGCCTAGTGTTATAAGCTGGTATATAACAAGTACTAGGAAATAATTCTGATAAACTCCTTGTTTCTACAAAAGGCCTATATAAGTCATTAACTACTGTAAAACTATCCCTACCAAACTGTTCTTTTAAGAAAGAATCAAGTTTATCAGGGTCATTACTTAAGTCATTAAGCCGTTTATTTAAATAATCACCTGCCCTAGAACCTCTCTCTATACCTCTACCATTAAGGTATACTTGTACTAAATTATCATAGGTACCATAATCCTCTAAGTTACCTTTTAAGGTTTTATAATCTTCTTCCTGAGCTTTATAAAATTCTAAATCCATTTCAGCTTGTATAACTTCTGGACTTACAGAACCCTGATTCCACCTTTTACTCTCGAGATAACCTCTCAAAGGCTCTATATTATTAGTAAGGTATAAATCACTTACACCTTGACTTATAGTTGGTTCATTTGCTTCTTTACGTATTTTAGCAGCTTGATCAGCTATCTCCTGATCAGAACCTATAGAAGTACCTGTAGAGGATATATTCAATCTTTTACTAAAGGTATCAAAAGATAAGGCTGCAGCTCTTGGAGCATTCTTAGTACGATATTGAGTTTTGAAACTTATACTTAATACTTCTCCGTTTTCTTTAGCATATACGTAATTATGTACTGAAGGTATATTGTATGATCTATTGTGTATGTAAAGTACGTCTCCTCTACAATCTATATACCATGGGCCACCTTCTAACCTTTCAAAGGCTTTCTGTAATTGTATTATAGGATTATTACCTATGAATAAATCTTCAGAAGTTAAAACATCTCTTACCATTTGTGGCATTTCAACTGGAGCTCCAGTCTGCTTATTAGCAAAGATTATAGTACCTTTACCAAACGGACTGTCAGTAGTAGCTGTCTGTATTTGTTGAAATACCTTATTATCAGTATTTACCATATTAAAAATACTCTATAATTACGGGCATATCTAAACCACAACCGTCTTCTAAAAACTTATCAAGAGTTTGTTTTTCATCACCATTAGGTTTTACTGGCAAACTTACTAATAAATCAGCTTTAGCATCTAAGCATACCAAAGTACCATGAACTCCAGTATCATCAAATTCTACATTATAATCTCTTACCTTTACTGATTTAGCTTCTGAAGATACTGAGGAACTATCTGGGAAGATATATCCCCACTGAACAAAAAGTTTTGTATCTTTTGGGAATGAGTGCTCATCTACTATATCAGGACTATCACAATCAAAAGTAATAGTACATTCATTGTGTTTCTCCTCATCATACTTATATTGAAATTGATTTATATACGCTCCAAGAGGTACTCCTGTAATTGGATTTACCACAGGAGTACCTAATTCACTAAATATTGCTAAGTATGGAGTACCAGTACCTTGTACCAGTATTGGATCATCGGATTTGGTTTTAATTTCCGCCATAGGTAGGTATAGTTAAAACTTGACCTTGATAAAATTCGTTTTCATCAAATGGATTATAAATATCATTAGCCATAGCTATAATATGCCATAACCCAGAATCTCCGTAAAATACATTGGCAATACCCTGTAAAGTATCTCCATCTTTTACAGTATAAGTCTTATCATCAGAAGAAGTAACAACTAAAGTCTTTACAGATTCTAAGCTATATTCTCCATCCTTATACTCTAAGACTACTGAACTATCATAAGGACTTTTTATGCTGGTTGCCATAATGAATTATTATCTTGACTGTTTACCTGTTTAATATCATTAGGTTTAGCACTTAAATAACCTACACCTTTTAAAGAAAGTTTAGTTGGATCATAGATAGATCCATAAGTCAGATTCTCAGTACTTACTCTGGCAAATATTAATTCCTGGGTAGCAGTCATGGGATATAACTTACCATCTATTAAATCAAATTTTTTCAATCTACGATCTGTATAAGTATTTCTAAAATTACAAAGCCTATAAGTAGCTGATTGTAATACAAAGTAAGCATTACTAAATAACCCAGAACCTCCCCAGTCTATCTGTAATAAAGGTGGAGAAGATATATATCCATTAGCTTTAGACCAAGCCTCTAATAACCTACATTTCTGTACTACCTCCCATGGTTTACTAGGATCATTACAGTACCAAGATATATTAAACTGTAACTTATCCTCTGCTCCAGTAAAGTGATACATTGGAGTATTTCTACCAAAAGATTTAATAGAAGCCCATGAAGTTTCACCACTAAATTCTATCTCAGGAGGTCTATTCTGTAACATAATATATTGATAACCACCATCACTTGGGTTAAGGTTAAATATAATTACCTCATTCCTCCTAGAATTTTGTTTAGTTATATTATGTATATTACGATTATCAGAAGTTGATCTCTTTACTACTACTATTTTTGTCGGAGCTTCATCTTTTTCTGCTTCTATAATTGTACCTCTTTGTAGTATAATTCTCCGAGCTTCATGTTGTCTAGCATTTATAGTAGGATTAGAATCAGCTCTTAAATCATAGTTATTTGGGTTATAAGCTTTACCTGTATCTGGGTTATCCTTTGGTAATCCCAAAGTTCTACCAGATACTGGGCCACCTAACCTATCCAATAATATCTTAGCTCTCCAAACTTTATTGATATCACCATTAGTTAAACCACTAGTTTTATCAACGAAAGTTTGAGATAAATCAGAAACAGTTCCAGTAATAGTAGTACCTATAGCATTTATTGGGTTAGCCCATCTACTACCAGAAGCCTGTAGTTTTATACGTTCTCTAAGCCTATCTCTAAGCTCATGAGTAGTGTTTTTTAATGTTGCCATAGATTAACTCCAAATAGAAAATTGATTATTAGGATCTCCACCGAATAAGAAAGGAGGACTATAACTTGGACCAGAGTCTGGTACATCAACATTAAGTTTAACCTGACTCATACCAGTAACTATACCCTCCCTTGTAGCATTTTCTAGTACTTCCCTAAGGATATCCTGTTGACGATGATCTAATCTATCCTGATCTAAGTTATCCTTTAGGGCTTGTATCTCTTCATCCTGTTTACCTATAAGTTCTTTTATACCCTCATATATCATAGGACCAGCCATAGTAAGGGCAATACCCCATGGACCACCTAAGAACCCTAAAATCCTAGAACCCAAGGTACGGGCTACAACACCACCTGCAGCAGCACCACCTCTTGCTGCTGCAGCTCCAACAGCAGCTCCAGTAACGGTATCTAAACCACGATTTATACCCATACCTCGTACACCAAGTGCAGGATTATTAAGTCTTGCCCTACCAGCTTGGCCATATATAGTTCCATAAGGGGTAGCTAATCCACCTCTAGGTATACGGTTTTGAATAGCCATGTACTCTGACATAAGGACTATAAGAGTCCTTAAGTGAGCCTCCATTAAAACAAACTGAGCATTAGCTGCAGAAGGTCCAGCAGATAATCTACTGGTAGCTCCTGTTAAAGTTCCAGCTGCAGTAGTAGCCATCCTAAATAAACCAACCATAGCTGTAACTCCACGGATCCCAAGTTGAATTGCAGTACCTATAGCTACTCCCCTAACTAATACTCCTCCAAGACCTGTACCAGCAAGCCAACCTATCATACTTAAAATTGAATTAAGGCCACTAAGTATTGGAGTAAATAATGGAGCTATTTGTTCTCCAAATGTAGTACGTAAGTTATCAAGCTCTGCTCTAAACATAGCTAACTGTCCAGCAGGACCTTGTACCCATTCATCATAAGCTCCACCAAGTTCATTGTTTTGTGAAGCCTGGTTCATCCTACCAATAATCTCCTCATACTTAGAAGCACCGCCTGCAGCATCTTCAATCATTTGAGTCATAGCTGCTATTTCACGAGTACCTCGAACTCCAAATACATTATAGAAGAACTGGTTTTTAGAGAAGGTATCAAGATCCTTAGTAGCCTCATACATCTGATGGTATATCTCGTTCAAAGATATAAGGTGGCCCTCTGAATCCATCAGAGATTTAGCATCTATACCTACAGCTTTAAGCATATCTGAACCTTTAGCTTTTTGACCAGAGGCAGATAACTGTAAGTAACGTATCATGTTTGCTAGAGCAGTACCAGCTGAACTACCTTGTATACCATAGTTACCCATAGCACCAATACTAGCAGCAGTCTCTTTAAGACCATAGCCTGCTCTTCTCATTTCAGAACCTGAATAAGTAATAGCTTGGGCTAAATCTTGAAGATTAGTATTAGATGAAGTGGTTACGGCATATAATTCATTAGCTACAGCATAGGCTTCATTCTGATCTTCTAGGTTTCTACCAAACATCATAGATATGTTGGTAAACAGGTCAGCTACTCCACCCTTACCACCAGCTTGCATACCAAATACACCAGACAACTGGGCTACAGGTTCAAGCATCTGCTGAATAGCTTCATTAGTATTACCAGCCATAGCCATAAACCTAGCAGCTGAAGAAAGGTCTTTGTTAGTAAGAGGAGTAACCAAGTTAACCTCTCTTACCTTTTCCATCAAAGCATTCTGTTCTTCAAGTCCACCATTAGTCATTTTGGTAGCCCAGAATAGGTCATTCTGAACATCTGCGAAATATATGTAGGAGTCTATCAGACCTCCCATAGCAGATAAGGCAGCACCGGAAGCACCTCTAGACCAAACCATTTCAGTTAAGCCTCTAGGTGCTCCTGAGGAAGCATATATTTCTTCCATCATATTCCGGTACGCTTTACCAATATTATTGGCCTGATTGGTAAACTGATCTTGAAGTACCATAGCAACTCCTACAGATACCATGGTCTGACCAGTATTCATACCTATCATGTCTTCTTTCTCTTATTTAATGATTCTTTTATTTTCTTTTGATAATCTTCTGCTAATTCATAGAAAATCTTCCTGGACCTGTACGGAAGTTTTAGGTAGGTAATATAGTCCAGAGATATCTCCGACCTTGTAATGTATACAAATTTGTACTCATTACTTAACCCTCCGTCAGGTAGAAAAAAGTAGGCACTGCTAAAATTGATACCTGTGTAGTAGCTCCAGTTTGAGGATCCTCTATAGTAGTAGATCCAGTAAAAGTAGGATCGACTGAAATAATGGATTTACGGATTTCAGCCATGTCCTTTACTGAGAACAGCTTAAAGTTTTGCACCTTTTCATAATGACCCTCAACTTTGAGTCTGAGATTACGGGCTAACAAATCTTTATTGCGAGTAATATTATCCATACCCAACTTCATAAGATACAACTCACTACCAGCTGTAGCAACATCCCATAATAGTTCTTTACCAGAACTAAGTTCTATAGTAAGATCAGTTAACTTAGCCTTACCTGGATTATCTGGATTCTCCGGTAAAGTATAATAAGGTACTGCATCAGGCTTAGCCTCTAATTCTTCATCTGTAGGTTGTTTACTATAATCATCAAATACATAATCTTTGAGATCCTGAGTATAGGTATATGGGTTTGTTTTACCATTACCTCTATCCCAGTTATAAGTAAACTCTAACTCATCACCAAGAGAGAATATTCTAGAATTAATTAATATTACTGCCCTATCCAGTAATGGTAATTTAAGTACATCTTCTACTAGAAGTTTACCAGAAGCAGTAAAATCGGTCTTTGTTACTATCCCTGCAATAAACTCATTTATGTTCATAAACGTTTTAATACTAACAGGGTTAGATAAAACCTCTTCATCCTCTCCATTCTGTTCACGAATTTCACAGGAATAACCTGAAGGCAACGTGAAAGCCATCTTTCTCATCTGTAATTCCATAATGCTTAATTTGTTGTTAGACTGTTAAAACAAAATGAGGGCTAGACCAAGATTTCTCCAGGCCCAGCCCTCTCCACCTAAACTAGAGTGTTTTAGATTTTATCGCAAGTACCTACAGAGAACTCGATATGTTCTATACTATTCTCAGAGGTAGTACGATCAAGTTCAATACCGTCAATCTTCTTGGGCCAAACCTCATCTAAAAGCCAAGAGTTGAGTACTGACTTGCCATCCTCAGCCAACTCGTTTACGGTGAGAGTTTCCCAATATTCCGAAGGTACAAGGCCGCCTCCAGCAAGATGATCCTGGCAAGCCATAAGCCAATCATAAGCCCATGTATCTGAACCAGAAGTTGTAAGAAGTTTTTCTACTATTAAATCACCTATCTTTACCCTACCTGCAGTCTTTACATCACGATTTACATCACCGTGAGTAACTTCCTCTATCTCTACATCAGGTAAAGTTACTTTCTGAGCTAAGTAACTATTAACTGGATGCTTCGCAAAGGTAATTGAAAACAGGAATGTTTTGCGAGGGTTCTTTACTTTTGCTGTTGCCATATTATTTAATCATTAAGTTTATACAGAGGTAATAGTAGCAGATACATTGTTATTTGCCTGATCATATATCAGGTTAACTGTGATATCCTGCATAGTAGCTACATCAGTAACCTTAATATTAAGCTTATACTTACCACTACGAGCATCCATCTCGTTATTAACAGTAAGCTCATCCCAAGAAGTAGCATCCTGATCTCCATCCCAAGTATATTCAGTAATGGCATTATCAGTTACTAGAGAATCCATTATTGGTTTACCCTCTAAGTATATACGTTTCCATGAAGCCCACATGTTAGGCTCCTCAATGTAAGACTCAAGGATAGGACGAAGTTGCTTTTTAATAAATAAAGCTAACCTAACAGCATGTATATATCTGAAGCTATCCTGCCTTACCTGTGAAGTAAATGAATGCCATAATACTGTAGCTTGACCAGAAGTACGAGTATTTTTCAGAACTATCATATTAGCTGCAGATAAGGCTAATTCATTGAGATCATCGTACCTAGAAGGAGAACCGTAATTAGGACAAACAGGACCCTGACCATCAGCTATCACACCTCTATTCAAACCAGCAAATGATCTATAAGGACCATACTTAGCTGCACTATCATCGGCTAATCCGTGAATGGTACCTAACACTTCTGAATCCTGTAAAATACCATTAGCATCATAATACTTAATGCCACCGCCAAAATAACATACGAATTTTGAATTACCGACTGAGCTACGAGTAGAGGTTAACCAAGTAAGTATATCCTCTTTCTTCATAACTTCTTCGGTATAACCAGTACCAGAAGACCTAAGCTTACGTTTAGGTATCTCTATAAAGTACTGGAATTCCTGACACTCTTCAGCAATAGTAGCAATAGCCTGATGTAACTGTATAGCCTCAGCTGCACTAAGATGCTGATAAATGTTAGATACGGATATTTCATAAGGATCCTGGTAATCCCTTATAACATCAGCTGCAGCAATCCACTGAGCTAAAGTGGGTATGTCACCAGAAGAACCTTTGTTAATGGTATTATTCCAACCAGTCTTTATATCTAGAGACCCTGTGGGAGGAGTAACACTAACTTCTAATGTTTTACCATTTACATTCTGATCAATGTATTCGGCCAGCTCTACTAATGAAGTACCTGGGTTAAAATCATTAGAGGTAGTAACCGTATACTCTAAACTAAAGTAAGGATCTTTACCATTAAAGGTTTTAAGAGCCTCGGTATCTATATTGGCTTTACCATTATCAGTATATACGGAGAATAGCTGACCAGTACCTAATACCTGAGTATCAGTGAAAATACGATAATAAATCTGACCATAGCTATCACCATACAACGTCACATATACAGTACCGTTAGTATTAAGCAAAGAGGCTGATGATGGGCCATTGACTTTTAACTTAAACTTTACCTGGTTACTAGTGCTGATTTCTGGATCTCCCAGATTAAGTACAAATACTACTCCATTATTAGTATCAGTAGCAGCAGTACCAAAATATACAAAACCATCACTAGCATTATCACCAACTACACGGACAATACGTAATTTTGAACCACCTTTCAAAGCTTTTTCAATGTTTGAAGGAGATCCATCTGGAACTATTTCAGCTCCATACTTCTGGCGGAATTTAGTAATAGAAGTAATAATTTCCTTATGACCATCTACTGATCCGCTTTTAGTACGGGCCAAAATTAACGAAACCCCATTACTGGGTCTAGTGACCTCAATATTATTGTTAATAAAGTTGAAGTCTACTCTTGGAGAATTAGGCATAATTACTAAAAAATTTTATTAGGTTTTATAATTAAAGCTCTGAGTATTGTATTACTCCTTAATGTTTAGACTTATAGTTGATTCACTGCCTTCTAACTTTATTAAAGCAGTAATATCTCTAATAGGAGCAAAGGTACTATCACTTGGTATATTCTCCTCTATCAAACCATCAATACAAGTATATGAATATACCTTTTCTAATAATCCATGTTCTTGGTCATTGTGATCATAGAAATTGCTTACTTCTGTATACAAGTTACCAGTTTTAAGTAAACCTTTATTATCAATATACTCTTGTAAGCTGTTTTCTAGAAACGGTTTTACATAACCTCTGGCTGGTAAAGCAGTATACATTATACTATGTAATAACCTTAGATCGGGTGAATTATTAGCTACTAGGTGAATATCAAATTGTGAATTCTTTGTTTCAAATGGGTAGTTATACATAACGTATTCACCATTTACCTTTTCATCACCTACCATAAATTGTTCGACTCCTATATCACCAGGATAGTAAGCATTAAGATCTATGGTAATCCTTGGTACTATTTTTGGACCTCTTACCTGATTATTACCTGTACCAAATATGTAGATATATTTTTTAAGTTGAGACTGATCGGATTCGAATCTAGCTTGGTTCTCTTTACTTAATGGTAAATAATCATCAGGATTTAAAGTAAGGCCAAGTTGTAAAGCTACCTGCATGATTGAAGCATACATGGTACGTTCTATTATTTCTTGGGAAGTTACCATTTGTAAAAATCAATCTATTAATTTAAACCTAAATTGTACAAGTTCATCATAAGTTAAATCAAATACATTTGTAGAGTCAGATGGAAAATCTGGTCCCCAAGTTAAACTACAAGAAGCTATTGAAGCATTTGGCTCACTATTAGCAGAAACAGCATCTTCTACCGGTATCCATTCATTTAATCTTGCATTACCATTTGAACCTATATAGCCATCTGAAGATCCGTTAACAGCATGTACACTTATTCTTGGGAATATTAAATAAGTACTAGCACTATCACCTAATAGTGTATCAGCAAGATCAGTATTACTAGAAGTAGTATGTAATTTTTGTTTCCATGCAGGTATTAATATATCTGATATCCAGGTCCTATACCCTTCACATTCTTTATTAGTAAGTGACCTTTTTTGATTTATTATATTAAGTATGTTTATATATGGTATGGTATTACTTTGATCTATAGGGCTTCTAGAAGTATGAGAATCTCCAGTTAACTTAGTTGGTACACTTATATAACCCATAGAATGTAAATCATTCAAACTTATAACATCAAGACAAAAATATACAGATGGGTCTCCACTAATAGCTAACTTATCAAGTATAACATCACTCTGTTTATACATCCAACTAGACCCAGTAATTAAACCATTGATTAAATCTCTAAATTTAGATATGTGTAATGTATCATACTTACAATCACCATAATCTAAGGTATTAATTATATGTAAACCACTTATTACAATCGGATAACCAATATATTCAAAATAATTTACATTACCAGGAGAAGACCATGGAGTACTTGTTGGATTTGTACCCAATTTAAATATAAAATCTATAGTCGGATTTAAAGCTTGCCAAGATAATCTACCTAAATCAACTTTAGGTAATTGAGACAGGGTATGTTGGTTATATCTGTGCATAGCTCCAGTATTATCAGCTATTAATTCATAATAACCATACTCAGCCTGAATTAATTCAGATTCACTCAGTTCTAATTGTTTACCGAATATTAAATTCCTCCTATAGCCACCATACTCTTTAAAATTTATCTCTTTCTGATTACCAAACTGTGGCTGTATTCTAACTGAAGAATATCTTGGAACTCCTCTATAATTACCATCAGAGATATCTAATGGAAATCTTGTTAACCAATCTGGGTCTTGAGGGTCTTGATCACCGTCAGTATTATAATTAGTTAACGGTTCACATTTAAAGGTAGCTCTATAACATATACAATTAGAAACTCCACCATCTGTTATACCAGTAACTTCTACTAACCTATCTAATTGTAACCATTCTGATAAGTTAGATATAGTAATAGGTACTTGAATACGGTTTTCGGCAGTATCATTAAATATATACCTACCTGTTGAGTCTTTAGTACCTTGTAAATAATAAGAGAAAATATCAACATAAAAAGTAGTATCCCTGGATATCAAACCAGTACCAGTTTTATGTTGATAATCTGCTATGTCTTGATTAGTAGCATTTATTTCTTGTAATAATCTACCATCACATTCTATACCAACAAAGATACTTTGATCATTATCAGCTAACCCTCTAAAATGAAAATGATACTGTTTGCCAGGATCTTCATCTTCTTGCCTATGACCTTTTTGTCTAAGATTACAAACTAACTTCTTAGATGAATTACTAAGTGTAACTTCTAACCTACCAGTAAGATCAAAGGTTGCTTCATTATTTGCAGTTGGCTTTACCTCAAATGAAGCAGAGCCAGATAGAGTACCTCCATCGGAAGGTATACTTTGAGACCAAGGATCACTAGAACCTGCTTTCCTCATTACAAAATTATTTGCCATATATTATAAAGCCCTTTTTATTTCTCTTCTTAAATTTGCTATAATGTACTTTTTCAATCTCTCTGTACCTCCAACTGCTTTAAAAGAAGGCCTGAATAAAGGTCTTGGTGGTATATCATTATGTACAGTATAGGACCCACCTTCAAGTATTCTAGCTAATTGGATTAAAGTTAAATGTGATGGATGACTTCTACCCTTTTTATTTACTGGAGCTATTGCAGCTTCTCCTGGGTCTGGGCCTACATAAAACCTTTCACCATTATATTCCCTAAGCCTAATACTTCTTAACATCTGGCCACTTAAATACCAAAACCCTTTAACATCATACTTCTTTAAATAATCACTAGAATGTGGTGGCCATGATACACCAGGTGGAGGTGTATTAGTCATTATACATCTTCTCACATATCTTGCTAACATTCTACCGAAATTAATAGTGCCTTTTCTATAGGCATTAGTTTCTATCTGAGGCATCCTAGATATAAGCTCTCTAGCATTATTAGCTTTTGCTTCATCTAAGTATACATCAAGACTAACGTCTATTTCTGGTATTATACCTATAGAGTGAATAGATCTTGGCATATAGCTTCTTCTATTATTTGTTTCCTAGTTTTACCAGATACCTTAGCATCGTGGTTTATTTTCATATTGGTTATAGTAAGACTACTTCTTAAAAAACCTGGATCGACTTTAAGCATCCTAGCTATCTGATTAATAGCTTTCCTATCACCGTCTAAAGCTTTAGGTAATAGTTTATTGATTTCTACGTATAAGTTCATACAATATATCGATTTAAATTATAAAAGGTGGTAGGTTTAACCTACCACCTAACTAAGATAAATTAACGTCATTTGCCAATGGGGTCATTAATCTTTTATATTTACATCATCTGTATCTACTGATTCCTGATCAATAAGTTTAACCTTATCTGAGATGGGCTTTAATGGTTGCATCATGGTGTTACCAAACACACTTCCCATCACCTGCATCATACTATAGTCAGGAACTATTATCTTATCAACATCCTCAAACACCCTCATATTAAGGACATTCAGATACAGCTCCATAGCTATCTTCTGATTCTTCAGTAGCAGTCTGTTGTTATTACTAAGCTCATAGAACTTCTCGGAGTTGATGAAGTCAGTTAGCTTAGCTAACTTATTCTTTACTGAAGCCTGCTCAGCTTTAAGCCTTGTTTGCCAATCACCCCATTCACCACCAGTATCTGTAGCACCACAGACATAAGCAGTGTGCATTAAATCCCAAGTAGGTTCTGGATTATACTTCTTAACAGCTTCAATATATTCAGCCGCTCTTTCATCATAGTTAATGTTCTCTTCCATAATATTTATTTTAAATTCTTTGTCAATAATTTAACCTGCTCTTTTATCCAGTTCTTCCTATTCCTCTCTTGTTGGAGAAAGGGAAAGAAGAAGTAAGATAAGAGATTTATGCCGAATTGTTCAAACATAATATTTATCTTTGTAAAGACAGCCACCGAAGTGACTGCCTTTTATGTACCTACTTATTACAATAAGTCAGTTAGGGGTTTAATCTTTGGATATGCAATATGGATGTTCTCTCCCGCTGGAATACTGAGTTTTAGAATGATATTTGACACATTATCTTCATATCCAGAACACATAATATTAACATCATCAGTGACATCGGTTTGATTTAATACGGGTTCCTCAATGGTAAACTCATACTCACATAATGTCCACTCACTTGTTGGGTAGAAAGTTTGAGCAGGCGAGAATCTTGTTAAATTACCATAGGTCTGTTCAATGTAATCGCGATTTTTCTTAATAAAGAAGTCTGCCCTTGTATTCTGTGATGTTGACATTATATAGAATGATAACTTATAGTTCCCTGGCTCGATGCCATAGATTTTGCATTGAAGTGAGGCTGAATTGCTCCCGGCTACCACATTTAGCACATTCCTTTGTGCGCTTGCGACCATTTGCTTATCCACACTCACGGAAGACAACTTGCCTCCATAATACCAGCCATCTGGCACAAATGCTTCGGCAGCCTCAGAATGACCACCAAAATATTTGAGTAACTTCTGCCCGAATTTTGGATTAGGGAACATATTCGCTCCTCGTCGTGCCTTCATACTTACGGCAAGTTCTCTCGCCTGCTCAATAGGAACTATTGCAATATCGTTTTCATAACAATAACGGCACACCAAATTGATAGCTTCGCTGATTGCTGGATTAACCGCAATCGTGTCCCAAGAAAAGAGAGGAATTTTCCCTGTCCCATCGCACGCGCGAATTACATTAATGAAATGACGGAGGTAATTAAACACGGTATATGTTTTCCCATTTCTTGTCACAGATTGTCCCGCTTTCTCGTATGCGAATTTAAGCCAATCATCAAGTCCGTTTAAAAATGTTGAATAATTGGGTATAGTCATTGTTTCACTTGCAGCTGTGCCGAAGAAATTGAGATAATTTATTGAACCGGCATCTTCAACAGAAACATTGAAGAACGGTTGTCTTATCTCTTTCTGCCCAAAGTACAAACCAACCTGACCTTCAAGTATGAGGAATGGAGACAGACAGGTGTTTATATTCCTTATCCCCATATATTTAAGGACATCAAACTGGCTTTGCCATTTCCCTGTTCTTGTGAAGTAGAGCGGCGCTGTTTCTTGATAGAGAACTGACTTCCCAGAATTTGCATATCGGAATCCTGTTTCCGCATCAGACCAGGACCCATTAAAATACCCGACCCCGTGTCTTCCATAAGATGTGAATCTTTCAACCCCGAAGTAATGGCGGATAAATGCTTTTGCGACATTAACCACCCTGTCCATCACCTCGTAATTGCAACAGGATGCACATCCTTTAAACAATCCCCTCGAGAATCTTCCAACCTTTTGGTATTCATCGTTATTGTAATTGGGATTTGTGGTATCGTCAAAGAATACAATTTTTCCATTCAGAAGATGTGTCGCATCTGGGTAATATTCTGCAAGAGAACCATCAGAAGGAATTTCATAATCATCTCCAAATTTGTCAGCGATAGAAGTCTTCTCACTTGAAAAACCAAGAGTAGAGTCTATAAGTTCGTTATACCAATATTCCAACCATTGGAGGGTTGTCTTTGTTGCACTTTCGTCATTCAGATCAAGTCCGGTAATTGTATATGCGTAATCCGTATAGATGACGAAACATCTTGTAATAGCCGCAAGTTGCTCCTCCGTTAATGATGCGATATTATAATTTCCGACAATACCTGTCGGATAATTCAAATACATCTCACTTGTCTTCGTTGTAGATGTGATGTTTTTTCCGAAAGCGTTTTCACCAGTCCCGTCATCATTCGGACCTTTGAGGTCTGTCAGCGTAGGAGCAAAGGTAAATGTAGAATCTGGACGAATATCGAATAACTTATTGGCAAACCAATATGTCTTATTCATTATTGCGTGGAGGCCCAAATCGTGCCCATCATTCAGCATATCTTTTATACACTTTGACTTGAACTCTTTTTCAGAAATGCTTGAAAAAGGTAGGAGTATAAAGTTGAAATTAACATTATAGCCATACTTGTTATAAATGAGCCTATTCCCCGCATAGTCACTTACTGGAATATCATCGTGATTAACAGCAATGATATGATTGACTCTGTTTTTCCTTTTGTTTCTTCTATTTATTTTTTTCCAGCCGACACCTACCGTACCATTGTACGGATTGGCAGAACCATTTGCGGATATAGGAGACGCAGATACCTCTCCATTATATGATTTATCAGAAGACAATTCACCAGAAGCAATTATTTGCTCGTTCCCAATATCTTCAATATCATCAGAAGATAGATTTTTTCTATATTTTCCATTTGAGTATAAATGTTCTCCCCACCGTAGAGTTATCTCGTCAATTAATTGTGAGCCAAATACGAATCTTACAAAAACAGCAGAAGAAGAATAAGAACTGCCGAGATAGGCTTTTTCGGAATTATAGTATCTACGCACAACCGCAGTTCTAGTATTTCCCACATAAGCAGCTATGTCTCGCACTTCTTCAGTAATTGGGATAAAGCCGATTGTCCTGCTATCAGTATTACTTGACGCATTTGCTCCCGTTGTACCATTAATAGTACCTAATTCAAGTTCAAGAGAATATTCGTTTAAAGTGTTTGCAGTGGCTAATATTTCTTCTTCCTCTGAAATCGTTTGGATGGAATCTTGTACACCATTTAGATATTTTTCTATCGGATTGTACTTAGAATATGGGAGCAAAGAATCTCCATAATTCGCTCTTGGCTCTGTATTTATCTTTGCGAATGACAGACGGATATAAACATCTCCCTCCTGGAATGTGTATTGGCTTGAAGATAATACTCGTATTCTTGTCTTGTCTTTATCATAGACAGCCCCTCCCCAATATGCGTTGAACCACGCATTAGAGATTATATTTTGTCCTCGGACCGGAATATAGTCTGACAGATTCATATCATTGTTATTTGACACAACCCCAGACGCATTTATACCCTTTCCCGGAGTGAATGAATCCTCGTCAACAAGGTTTAAAGAACCAAATTCGACATATTTTAATCCTTCGACAAAAACCTTTGAATCAACATATTTCTTTTGGGCATAATCCAAGAGATATTGGCTAATCGGATTGTACGGTTCTTCGGTAAGTGTATCTCCATAATTTGCCGTGGGATTGGTCGCTGTCTTCAGGAATGACAAACGAATATATGCGTCACCCTCTTGATAGGAATATGCTCCACTTAATGGTCTAATAAGTGTCTTTTCATGATTGTAAACCGCACCGCCCCAATATGCAGTAAAGTATCCATTGGACACAATGTCTTGTCCAGAAACAGGGATGTAATCTGTCACCATCAAATCGCTGTTGGTCGATACAACGCCAGAACTGTTAATTCCCTTGTTTTCTGTCATTGTTTCGGGGTTGATGAGATTTATAGAATTTATATCTACTTTCTCATTCACTTTTTGGCCTAACTGACTAATCTCCTCTTCAAGATTCATCTTCTCCCAATCTCCCTCACTTGCACTCCATTCGTCCTTGGTCAAGAAATACTGTACATACTTATTGTCAGAACTCTGTACGTATTTAATGCTCATACCACCCTTTCTCACAGCAGTAGGAATAAGAGTATTAAGGTTGGCATCTGACAAAAGCGCAGAAAGTGATTCAAATTTACCATCGTTATTAGGGCCTGCTGTAGGATTCTTTGCTGATACATCATACACAGCTCCAAAAGCAAGTTCATTCTTTATTCCTCCACTCTTCACAAGATTCTCACTTTCAGCAGTAGGTTCATCGTCAATACCTATAACTTGCTCTGTACTCCAGGTAGTACCATCCCACTTTAATATATTAATACCAGAAGTTAATTCTAGAGAATTAAAGTTAGTATAAGTTCCTTGTTCTTTAGCAATATAGAAACACTTGCTAGCAGGTGTATCTGGATTAGTAGTAGGTATAGCTATACCTGCATACATATATCCTGAAGTTAACATATTGTTAACAACTTCACTAAGCTCCTGAAGACTAACTTCTAATGTATTACCTTGATCATCTCTTACTGCTCTAAAATGGGTCAATGGGAATACAGGTTCACCATCTTTGTTTCTTACTTTTTTAATTTTTGTCATAATAAATATCCTTTAAATCCTTGATACATAGTCCCTGCAATATCTCCAGCTACTATAGAAGCCTGTTCACCTTTATGGCTCCATGAATAATAGTTACAGATATCTGACTGCAAATGTTTGATTTCATGTACCAAAGTATTAATATACTCTTGCTCTGAAGTAGCCCAACCTATTCCCATAATACTAAACATATTAGTGGGGTGAGTATAAGTGAAACCCTTATCTGGGTTTTGTAATACTAAGGCTACGGTTCGTAAATCTTTATTTGGACACCCATATTTCCAAAGAGTAACTATAACCTCCTCTAAGTCTCTTGGGTGTATATTATAGAATACAATTAATCTCCAGCTGTAATTGAACAACTGGAGATATTGAACTTTCATGACTTAGTAAGTATGTCGTACCAATCAATAGGAACACCATTACATGCCATAGTAGCCAAGAACCTAGTAAAGGTAACGCCTTCTGCAGCATCTGGGTCATCTATGACATTCTTAATATACCTAGCAACCTGTTCATCTGTCTGTAAACATCCCTTAGGTCCCATGAAGTCAGCCTTAGCCATATTTGCAACAAATATATAATCGTAAAGCTCATTGTGCTCTAGACGTATATTACTTGCATTTAATAAGAGATCTACATCTTCTTTAGAATAAGGCTCTATAGGATCATCTCCATCTTCATCTAAGTACATATGTGAAACAGCGAAATCACATAAAGCCTTGTTAAAATGTGGACCAAAGTTACGTAGATACACCGACATAGACTTTGGTTTAGGTACATAGTCTGTGAAATTTATATGTTTCATACTGATAAGTTTACTACTAAAAAACAACAAGAGGCAGTAGGTAATCTGCCTACTGCCTCTAATATTGAATGAATTAATACCAATCCATAGGATCCATCATCATACGACGCTTACGCATACGAGTATAACGACCATTACTACCACGACCTCGACGCATTGAAGTAGAACTTCCCATGCTATTGCCTTGGCTAGGAACCGAGTCCATATTACCATCATTACGATAACGAGGGCGACCACGAAATTCCATGTCCTCTTCGAGGTACTCATCCTCAGGATAGTCTTCATCCATCTCTTCGGCTTCTTTTAGGCACTTAGCCAATTTACAAGCCATCTTCTTAATACCGAGGGTCAGATCCATAACTTCATCGTAATCTGAACCGCCCAAAGTTACTAAATATGCCATACTTTATTTAGGTATATTAGACCCCATGTTTCCATCACCTTGATTCTGAGGAGCCCATAAACTTACCAATTGTGATATGCTATTAGCTAGCGTACTAATTTGTTGGTTTAAGTTCTCTATCTTACGATCCCTTTCTTCCTCTTTAGCAAAGTTAGGATTAAGTTGACTCTTTATCTGTGGGCCCCACTGAAGTACACCTTCATGGTAAGCCCTATTAGCTAAAGCTTGTCTACTTGCTTCCATAAGATTATCTACCTCCAATAGAACATCCTGAGTATTATCTATTAAGACTGTCCCATTTTTAAAATCGGCTACTGTTGAATTAGCAGGTACCTGATTATATTCCATTGGACCATCATCGAACTTTACTCGAATATTTACTACTGTCTCCAGTGAAGGAGGTTGAATATTACCATAGCCACTATTAAAAGTTTTGTACTGAGGAGCCGATACGGCTTCAACGGTACCAGCTTTTAAAGAAGGCATTTGGCCAACTTTCTTTTCTAATAAGAATACCCGAGATCCGGATCTAAGTGATTGAAACATGAGGTTTGATTTTTGGTTAATATTAATTATATTTATGCTGTAGCAGGAGCAGGTGAAATCATCTGTAAGATGAAGTTATCACGATCATTAAATACCATGATAACACCAGTACCTGTTAAATCAGCAACTGTAACTGGAACTCCATTGAAGAAGGTTAGAGCACGACTGTTACCGTTTAAGGTTAGGTTTACAGGAAGTGTTCCCGTAGTACCAGTAGGAATTGCATTAGCAATACGTACAGTAAAGTAACCTACAGGAGGAATGGGTCTAAAACCAAGAGCCAAACTCACTTCAGTTTCTGTTACTACTACATTAGTCGTGGTCAGGTATGGAATACCATTGAAATTAGTTGTTACTATTCGTTGGCAATTCATCATAGCTTAACCTCCTAAATTAGAATACGTAACTACCAGGATAGCCATTCTGGTAGCCGAAGCCACCAAAGTTACCATAGAATCCACCAGGTACCTGAGGAGATACATTCACTGCCTGGATATTAGGCCAAGTTACAGGAACAGTGTTGGGGATCTTAGAAGCAATGCTGTCTACCTTGTCATCAATCTGCTGCTGACGAGCAAGGATAGGAGCTACAGTTGCCTGGAGCATGGCACCAAACTGCTGAGTCTGACGCTCAACATTGATTGTACCACGGAGTACGTTATTATCATCACGAGCCTTCTCAAGCTTATCCTGCAGGTTCTGAGTCTGCATAGCACGAAGCTCAGCAAGGATGCTATTAGTGTTATTGTTACCAGCCTGAACAACCTCGTAAGTCTGCTTACAACGACCAAGCTCCTCCTGGCCCTGATTAACAGCCATCTGAGTCTGAATACCACCAATACCACGCTCAACACCATTAAAACCAGCATTAATACCCTGCTGTAACTGGCTAGTCTGCTCAGCAATAGCAAACTTATTATCGCAACAGCACTGGCAAAGCTGCTGACGAAGGTCTGCATTACCGGCCTGGATAGAGTTAATAATCTGGAGAGGAGTCATACCAAGCTGAGTAGCCATAGTAGACAAAGCCATCTGGATAGTCTGTACCTGATTGTTAACCAGATTGAAATCCTGACCGAGCATGGTGCTAAGAGTACTAATTGCCTGACGAGCCTGCTCACCCTGAGAGGTAACAGCCTGCATAATCAGTTCTCGACCATTGTCATTGTTAATCTGGTTAGAAAGGAAGCCAGCACCACCATTGTTACCGTTCCAGCCACCTCCGCCAAAGAAGTTACCGAAACCTCCATTGCCAAACATGAGGCCAAGAAGGAAACCGAGAATTCCTCCACCCCAACCATTATTACCTCCGAAGAAACCATTGTTCCCGTTGTTGTTCATAAAGGGCAGAACCCAAGCAGGAACATTTCCATTAGAATTCCCATCAGGGAAATACATGACTCGACTTACGTCATTTGCCATAGTTCTAAAAGTTTAATGTTAATAATAAATTAGGTTAATTAAAATATAGGGCACTATGCCCTGCATATATAAATCAAGTTAGTATCGCAATTAAAATTTCCTACTGAATAGTGAAGCAAAAAGATTAGCTAATACATCAATTTCAAATGGCTGGCTGCTATTTTGGGCATTGCTTAAGATATCACATATCTTCCTAAGTAGGAAATTGTTTTCCCTTGTAAGGTTTAATAATTCACTTTCTTCATAAGGTGTCATAATTAATTAATAATTAATTAATTAACATTTCTCCAACTTATAGTACCATCAGAATTAAGTATAAGTTCTTTATCACCTATCCTTATGGAATTAGTACTAGATATAATCCCTATATTCTGACGAGCTTGAGCCTTTTGAGCATTGCTTAGAGTTTGAGGCTTGTTCCATATTGTATCTGCCTGAGGATCAAATTCTGCGATCTCAGCTTCACCATCATCTTCTGCTAAATATGCAGCTGATTCAGCAGCATCCTGTAATTCCTCTATGTCAGCAGCATTTTCAGCTATTTTATAAGCTGCTAACCAAGCATCAGTACCATTAGATATAATCTTCCACTTAGCAATATTAAATGATATCGTATGAGTAGCTTCATCTAATATTGCCGGAGGAGCACTATTATTATCTTCTAGAGATTCAAATTCACTGCCGTATAAAGTTACACGGTTCTTTTCTAAATAAGCTCTAGTAGGGTCAAATTCACCCTGGTACACTGGTAATCTACCTATGATCTTACTAACTTGTTCGGACATAATTTATAAGTTTTAATTTGGTTTATTGTTTATTGTAATCTACTACTATATCTCCAGTAACTGGAGATCTAGAAATATCACTTACAGGACCTTCTACTCCATAAGTACCAACTATATCTCCAGTATTTTGATTATACTCTATATAAAGTATATTTTGTTTGATAGCTTCATCTAATTGATCCTCTAATTGTTTTTCTAAAGCTATAAGTTCATCATGTTGATTTTCGAACTTAGAATCTAACTCATCATGAGTGTATTGATAGAAACTCTTAAGAGAATTATATAATTGATAGAAAAGGTAACTAGAAGCTGCATTGAAACTATCGAATACTTTATAACCAGTATCTAAAGCTTGTGTATCGAATTGTATGGGTGATATCTCTCCAATACTGTCTAAATAAGTATTTGGTATCACCATAACAAGATATGAATAACCATTCTCATCTGCAGATATTGGTGCTGAATAATGGTCTGGAGTTCTACCAAAAACAGTAGCCCTATCAATCTTATATATGGTAAATGGGTTTATAGTACTACCAATGGTAATAGTTTCTAAAGAATCAAATAGATTTACTTTAAAGTAATTTAACCAACTCTTCAGATTACTAGTATTCAACACTTTACTAGTACTAATATTACCTGGAGCTAAGTTTCCAGCTATATTACCATTAGTCAATGAATTATTCATCAAACTAGATAGAGCCTGGATAAACTGATCCTTAGAACCAGAATAACTGGTAGAAGTAACAAAATCATCATAAAAACCATCTAGTAATCTTTGGTCTATCTGTTCACATGTAAAATATCTACTGTTGTACATACGTTTTTAGTCTTTTAGTATTAAATCACCACTGTCAGAATCAAGTGATATAGTAGTAATAACTTTAGGATTATCTACCACTATATCACCACTATCCTTTTTCATATCCACTGATGAATATACAGAATTAGCCACTAAATCTCCGCTAGGCTGTTTAAAGTCTATTAGTACTTTATCAGGATTACTATACGAATCGTAATACTCTGGGTTTATAAAATCATCTCTAGTAAACTTAGTATCCCTATCCCTCTTAATGATAATCTGAAATACTATAGCTTCATCTTTAGCTTGAGCTACATCAGTATCACCATCTGGTTTATAGGATATACCATTTATAATAAACCTATCTTCTGACCAATTGAACTCAAAATACCCTAGAGAGTTTAAATATTCACTTACTGCAGATTTTGGTATAAGTATAACAAGATTCTCATCATCTAATTCTCCAGATACAGTAGCCTTATTTATAGGCCAATTCCTAAAAGCATTGTAATAACATAAAGCCTCTATAGGTATTAACTCATATTTTGGCTTTACATCTTCACCCATAAATAGTGGTTGATCTATATTTCTACACCAAGCTATTGTCTGTCTACCAGCATCATCTTCTAAAAACTTTTGTACAATATGTTTATACCTATCCCAATCTGAATTTCTAACATACCTAGATCTAACCTTAGTCATAATTATCTATGGGTTAAAAGGATTGGTGGATTTGGCCCATCTATACCACGAGGGTGTCTGCGATTAACAACTCTAGGTACCTTTACTGGTTTATAAGAGTTATCACAGAAAGGTAAGAATATCTGTAACCTAGAAGCAAGATTACATAAATTCTGCCTAAGTATATCCATTATACCTCCCGGTTGTAAAGCTTGGGTATAAGCTTTATATAGAGTTGAGAGAGAATCTGATAGTTCATCAAAATACTCTACTTCTGTAGGTCCAGTTTGTATACGTTTAACTTTACTGGTAGTACCTTGATCATCACCCTGTTTCTCTTCAGTATCTTGCTTACTGGTTTGAGTTTGATAAGTTAGGTAATCTATATATTGGCCTGTACCAGTAAGTAAAGAAGTAATCTGCACATTAAGAAAATCCCATACTGCTAATTCCATTACCAGCTGGTTTTCTAGTCCATCATATTGCAATTCATTAGTATATTCCTCTATG